CGATAATCAGACTGCCTCTTTTTTTGAAAGATCATGCGCTTCTGGCTTTTGCTTCATTAAGAGTTGCTACGGATTCGTCTCTGCGAGACTGTGAAATCAAAGACTGTTGCTGGGCAATTACTTGAGCCTGTTGCATCTGTTCCATCATCTGCTGTTGCTGAAGTTCCTCGTTCTTCTTCTGATCCCGTTCTGCTTCTGTACGGAAAACTGAGGGAGAAACTTTTAAAATCTCTGCTGCCAATTCGGCAACTCTTCCGGTTTCAAAACGTTCAATGACAGTCGGATCAAGTTGTGCAAATGGAACAAGGAACTGAATCAGTTGTGAAATCGAAGCGAGTTCACCGGATCTCTGAGCAATGGCTACCGGATTGGAATACGAGATTTTGAACTCTGCCTGTTGCAAGGACTGTGGTGCTTCCGGAAGGGAACCGTTGCGTAAGAGAATCGATACTGTTCTCAGGACCAGAGGTCCAAGCAGTTCAACTTCCTGACGAGCGACAATGGGTCCAAGGATCGAAAGTCTGTCTCTCTGCCGTGCAGCAATCTCTGTTGCCGAAAACCGGAGGACATCCCCGTCTGCAGCAGTTGGTCCAGGGAGTTCTAGGAGATCAATGTAGAATGCTCGTTCAATCGCATTCCGGACCTGACCCATTTTTGCTTCATTGAGATCAATTCTGGCATTTGTGATCAACGGAGTGATTCGATCCTGTGGTCCAAGTCCGGCTCTGAAATAGTTCAATCCTCCTGGCTGGAGTCTTACGGGTCCGAGGAATCCATCGTCTGGCAGTAACATCGGAGGATCGACTACTTTTTGAAGAGCAATCAGACCAATTCGTTCCATCTCGTTGATCATCCGGACATCAGGCAATGCTTCGATTCCTGGTCCTCGTCCGTAGACTTCCATACTGTTCTTTTGCCATCGACTGACAATGTACGGCAACTCTTCAAAACCTCCTTCTCGGATTTCCTTTCTGGTTGCTGTTTCGATGTAGACGGATAAATACGGTTTCGACAGTTGTCCCTTGCCGGACTTGTTCCGAGGTTTGACACAATGAAGAATTTCAAAGCGTTCAAAGGGATTGTTGTCTGCTGCCTTTTTGATTTCATCAGATAGCGATTCTCCGAACTGACGATAGAGAGATCGTGCAGTGTCCCAGAAGGTCCGGTAGATGGCATCTACTCTGCCGAGTTTGTCTTCTGCGATGTAACAGTGTCCTAAGAAATAAGACCGGAAGACCGGACCAAAGGGAGGTTCATTGGAAACAAACAGGACTGCTGTACCGAAAGCCATCAGATCCAGAAAGTATTCATGGATCGAAGAATGGAAACTGCTCTGAGGAGAATTGAAAACAGCCATCGTTCTACGTGTCGTTTCTTCCAGCCACAACTGGACTTCTCTCTCTTTCATCAACTGCGGATCTTCGGTCTCCAATGAGAACCAGGGAACCGTATTGCTGGTCAACGTATTGTGAAGACCGGATGCTCCTCGGACCAAGGCACGGACTGCTGTGGATTCATAGATCCGATCTCTCCTCTGTTCTCCGGAAGCACGATACCGATTGGTAAAGTCTGCTCTGCGAGGAATCATCAGTTCTGCAATATCCTGCCACTGGTTCTCCCAGTTGCCTCTATCGCTTTTCAGTGCCTCGTATTCTTCGAGAATGTTCATAATGCACTCGCATATCTTCTACGATTCATCGGATCTTTTGCTCCAGTTAAAATCGTGTCTTCTCGTCCATATCTGTTCAACATCAGTCTTCTGATTCTGCGGAGTCTTTCCTCCTCCGTCAGTTTATCGGCCTTGGTCGTACTTGTTTCAATATCTCCAAAAACAGCCTCGTTGCCTGTGGCTTCCGTTGCATCCAGATTTGCTGCAGCAGGTTCTGCTGCTACCGTCCCTTCTGTCGTTCCTGGTTGGAATGGAGAAATAATATTCTCCCAAGTTAATTCCAATGCGTCCTTTGCCTTTTCTGTCAAATCCATCGCTAGATTGGAAGTAGGTTTCAATACAGCATTTTCTGCAATTTGCACTACCATCTTTGGTGTTTCTGTCACCGTGGTTGCTGCTTGCTTCACTACATTCTCTACGACCTTCGGTACATCAATCTTGGCAATCTCTTCGACTGCTGTGACGGGTTGTTGAACTACCTGTGCCGCTGCCTGTGCTACCGGCTCTGCCGCCTTTACTACCGTCTCGGCAGCCTTGACTGGCGCTAGTATCGTTTCCTTCGCTACCGACTCCACCACCTTTGGCGCATCAATCTTTGTGATTTGCTCTACTGCCTGGACAGGGACTGTTGTCGTAACGTCAACTGCTGCGTCAATTACAGGCTGAACAGGGGCCGCAAGATCCTGGTCCAGATTCGGTGTGGGGATGTTGATGTCAATAGTAGGCATGGAAAAATTCGGATTGAATACCGGATAACTACCTTTGCCACCAGAAGGCTTACTGGTATTGCCAAGAGCACTGTCTGCTGCGCTTTGAACACTTTTGATTGCCTTGTCTGTCTCTTTTTGTGCCCCTTTAATGATGTCTCCTGCTGTTCCACCACACATATCAAACTCCTATAAAAAATTGTGAACCCACTTGTTGACCACCTTGTCGTTTCAAAAACTTGTGTACGCGCTCAAAGTCCGCTTCGCTCTTGCGGAAGGTTCCATAGTAAAAAGGAACTTTGGCTTCCTTGGCAATGTGCTTCGATACTTTGTAGAGATCAAAAGCAGTACGGGTCTTACGATGTTCTGGGTTGACGTAACAGTAATATTCGTAGAGTGCTACGTCCTTCGTGTACCAGTGACTTTCTGCTCTAAGACCCATGTGTCCCAAGAGTTTTTCCTCTTCGGTCTTCTTCAGAACTACGTGGTGCTGAATACTGTCGGTTAGAAACGAAATACATTTCTCTTCATCCATCTTTCCAAAGGGAGCCATTTCGACATACATGTTCCGGAGATCTGCCATCAAGGCATCTACATCGGCTAGAGTACACTTTTCAATCATCGGATGGCTGAAGGACTCCGGACGGTAGAAGTCAGAATGCTTTGCTGATAGCCTCTGCGAATTCCCTGTTTTCTCGGATCTCGTTCCACTTCAATCTGTTTCAACAAGGACGGAAGCATCTCGTTGATCTGGTCTAACTCTGCGCCACTTTGTTGCATCGTAGTCTGGTACTGCTGAAGGGTCGGTTCGTATGCCTTGTAATTGGCCTGGAGACCCTCGTAGGTCGATAACAGTGCGTTATAAGCATCCAGACGGGCCTGAGTCCTGTTCGCTTGAAAAGCATCGTAGGCACTCCGAACCTGGGGTTCAAAGGCAACTGCTTCATCGTAGGCACTTCGATACTGAGGATAGTCCTGCTGGTACGACTGCTGTGCCGAAAGTCCTTGTTGCCGGACTGTTTCAAAACGTTGTCTCAGTTCCTCCACACGGGAGACGGGGTTGTATCCTCTGGCCATGCTCTCCAATGGTTGAAAGGGTCAAAAGTGCGATCTGACAAAGATCCCTCGGCTACCTCTGCTCTGGGTCTCCAGGTCCGGATCGTGGCATACCGAAGAGATTGAACGGCATAACGGGTTGCGGACATCAGGTCATCATTCTTTCTGACAATCTTTCCGTCCTTGCGGTGATAGATTCTGTATTCCTTGTACCAGTCCTGCAAATGATCGAAGACCTTCAACCGTCCTGTTTGGAACCTTGTGATCATTGCCATGATTCCTGGTTCGACCGCAATTCCGCCTTCCGGATTGTGAAAGTGGGAACCCAAGAAATTGACTCCGGCCCTGCGATACTGATCGGCTAAGGCATGTCCACTGCCCTTGTCATGAATCGAACCGTCATGAGGCCAGGCTACCGGAATCCAGTTCCCTCGGAGTTTGATCGCTTCGGCATGTTGCAACATCGCTGCACCGGACTGACAGTAACTGTCATAGAGATAAGCCGTGTCTGTGTCACGGTCCCAGGCTACCCAGATTGCTGCAGTCGGATGGTCGAAACCGAAGTCGATCCCACAGATCCTCGGCCAGTGTTCCGGAATTTCAAAGGCTCTGACCGAAAAGGATTCCTCTGCAATCGGAAAGACTTGTCCGCTTCCAAGTACCGGAATTCCTTTTGATCTCATTTGACGCTCATGCAACGGTAACGCTGAGAGAATCTCCTGTTTTACATCCTCGGATAAATGCGGAGCATCGTCCCAAGAAGCGGTCACCAGTTGCTGCGAAGGCTTTCGATCATTCAAAAAGTTCTGGACAACTCCGGTTACTCCCCGTTCCGGTGTGAACGTCAGATAGACCGGACCCCCGTTCTTCAATGATGCACGAAGAGATTGAGAATAAATGTCCTGCGGTGGTTCCTCGTCCATCCAAACTACGTCTACGGCTACTCCCATCCAGGCAGAAGCACCACTGTCATATGATTTGAACTGGAGTCTGCTCTTTCCATTGACATGCTTGACCAGCA